GTGGCGTAGGTGCTGGCCGCGTTGGCAGTTGTCAGATAGATTGATAAATCAGGCGTGCCTGTAATGTTGGTGTATGTGAGACAAGCCGCCGTGATATAACCGCTCGGGTTGGTCTGAAGGTAATAAGTCGTTGCTGCATTGGCTGTTGTCAGATAGAGCGAAAGATTCGGCGTGCCGGTCAAATCAGAGTACAATCCAGTTGTTGCAATATTTGCAAGAACTGGTTTGCCGGTGATGTTGGCGTAGGTAAAGTTGGCTGTGGGCAGGTATGCAGTCAGGTTAGCGGGCGTTGCGTAGCGACTGTCGGCCCTGCCTTGAGTGATAAAATGATCGCTTGACCATGCATAGTTGGCCGTGCCTGTAGTCGATTGCAACCCATCATAATTGAAAAATATCGAATCGTTATTGTGCCGGATCAGCACGCCGCCAAACAGATCATCTGAATTTAGCTCAAGCGACGCAACCAGATTGCCTGATCTTACCGCTGTAACGCCTCGATTAAGACCAGTTAAACCGGAGAGAAAAGATACGCTTGCGGTCGTTTTGTTCATGCCTTGCACAGAATCTGTGCCATAAGACATGCTGATATTACTTAACCTATCCGCCAGATACACGCCATTTGCCAGGCTGGTTACATCGTTGGCAAGTAATGTCACATTGCCTGTGCGATTGTTAAACGTGCTGACACCGCCAGCCTGAGCCGATAGCAGGCCATTGGCGTTGATGGTCAGATTGTCGCCAACGATGATCCCGCCCAGCGTGCTATTCGTGGCCACCGGTAAAACATAGCTGTTACCGGTCGTTTGTACGACCACCGTGTTACTCGGCTGTTGCCGCACAATCACCTGATTGCTTGACGACTGAACCGTCAGGCTGGTGCTGTTCGCCTGTCTGACAATAATATCAGCCATTATCGCGTGACTTCCGGTGTGACGGTCAGCGTGCCATAAAGCAGCCGATCAACTGTCGTGTCAGGTTTGACTAGCTCAAGATCGTAAACATAGCTTCCAGCGGTCAGGTTCGCCGTTTGGGCGGCTGTCTGTTGCAAGGTAAAAGTACCGTTAGCCGCTGATGTGATCGTTATGTTGCCATTGGTGGTTGACAGGTCGAGTGTCATATTGGCGGTATAGGCTGAACGGGCCTGCATGCGGATCGTATAGCCCGAAAGGCTGATATTCGTGCCGTTAGCAGTTTGATACTGGATGGACTGTGACCAGGTGGCCCCTTGTTCGATTGTCAGATTGCAATTACCGGCGGGCATTATTCAGCCTCACCTTCTGCTTGATCTTCTGCCGCTTCGGCTGGCGTGTCCTGTGATTCGATTTCGGCATAGCCCATAATCTGCCGAGCCTCATTCAGCGACAGCAAACCGGATTGATACAAGGCCACGGCTCGATCTGACAAGGCTTTCGTGTCTGCTGCCAGTTCTTCAATCTGGCTTGTGTCGAACCTGACTGTGAGCATGTTATCAGGCTGGGCAATCGCGCCGTCATAGCCGGTGGGAAGCGTCCGCACCAGTCGCGTCAACTGCATTGAAAGCAGTTCCAAGAAAGGAATGATCGCATCTCGCCAGCTTGCCCGATTGGCTTCAATCAAGTTGCTGTAGGTCTTGCCGGTGTCCGGTTGTTTTAATGACATTGGCGACCAGCCAAGCACACCACAGACACGAGCGACGGCGATTTCTGTCATTTCCTGAACGGAGAGATCTTTCGGACTGAAACCCGGCGTTTTAATGTCAAGCTCGCCGCCCTTGAAAATCAATGGCCTGCCGACGCCCTTACCAGACACCGCCCGCTTGATGTCGGATTGTAAGACTGCGATATTATCGCTGGTCATCATCTGGGCACCCGTGCCGGTCAAACTGACCAGCCATGAAGGGACGCCGGAACGGCTCAGGATGGTTGTTTCATAGATCGCTGTTAGCTTGATCAGTGCCAACTCTGCCCGCACTGCCTCAAGCGGTGAACGGCCCTTGGCGGCTGTTGTCGATGACTTGCCGACCCGAAAATGCAGCATCCGCTCGCGAGGGGTTGTGAACTGGAAGCCACGCCCGCCATCAAAGCCGACGAAAGGATACTCTGTGATCTCGCCGATGGCCTGCCCGTATGTCGGCACTTGCAGCCAACTGTAGGGGATGGGCTGAAGCTCGCGTATCGTGCCGCCCGTCTGGGTGTCTCTGTCAGAGATGGCGGGAACGTAGGCGTTGCCATCTTCCAAAAGCTGTTGATAAATAAACTCAACCAGCGTGCTTTCAGTCTCACCTGGTGCCGGTTCTTTCCAGATTTGCAGCAGCGGATGATCAACCGGCTCAAATCCGCCCTCTTCGTCGTAATAGCCGACCTGAAGCGTTGCCTTGCAGACGTTCCGCCGCATGGCCTCAATAGCGGCACGAATGACGGGGTTATCGCAATAAGGCCGGGCCAGATTTGCGTAATCATCGCTTAATGCGTTGATCACATCGACTGACCATGCCGATACGTCGATCTCGGTGGTGTCAGCAGTAACGCCCGTGCGAAGCGACTTCGAGCGGAACCAGTTTAAGGGGTTGTAGTCAGGCATTTGTAAATAGCGGTGCTTTATTTAATTCGTTTTCAATGCGGTTTTGGGCGATTTTGGCGTATTCGGGATTCAGTTCAATGCCGATGAATTTAAACCCTTCTCGCAATGCCGCTACGCCTGTTGAGCCGCTGCCAGTGAACGGGTCAAGTATGGTGCCGCCCGGCGGTGTAATGAGTCGGCAGAGATAGGCCATTAAATCGATAGGTTTAACGGTCGGGTGGTGGTTCGTTCGTGGCCCTGATTCGGCTGTTGGTGGCCGCTTGCCATTCGTTACCCGATAATCTTGATCAGTCCATTTATTGCCATTAACACGATGGATTGATTCCATCTCTTCCAATCCCGCTTCCCGCTCTGCCTTGCTTGCTTTCGGGCAGTAGAAGAAACGGGCGGCGGAGCCTACTAAATCTGTCACCTCATCGCTGCCATCGTGGATAAGATTGGCGGGCCAGCGGCCTTCAGCACGCACTACTGGCGCATTATGTAACTCGGCTATTGCCCAACCGCCGTCTGTCTTGGCAAACCTATTGGGATCCCCCTCAAGCGCACCCGGAATCCTGCACCCATCCACGTTGATCGCCCCCGTCCCATGCTCCAGCACGTTTTCAGCTACCGTGCCGATCAACGGCTTGCGGGCTAGGGTGATCGGCTCCAGTGCTGGCTTCAGCGCGGTGCCCCAGCCGGCCCACTGCTGGGCTCCGGGGGTGGCGGGGGCGGTGATGGGGTCAGGCGATCCGACAGATTGCCCGCCTCCATGGATTGGCCCGCTGCGGCCCTGCGAGTAACCCACCACATCCCTCTCCGCCCCTGCCGCCTTATCAATCGCCTTGCTCACGTCCAGCGACTTCGGAAACCCCGATCCGTAGACCCATGCGATCATATCTCTGATTTCAAACCCTGCATCCTCAATCCGTACCGCCATCCGGTGCTGCGTCCGTGTACCTGCAAATGCCAGCAAATGTCCGCCCGGTTTCAGTACCCGCAAACACTCCTGCCAGATGTCGGTTGACGGGACATCGTAATCCCATTTCTTGCCCATGAAAGCAAGCCCGTACGGCGGATCGGTCACAATCGCATCGATTGATTCAGCGTCTAGCGTCTTGAGAACGTCCAGACAACCGCCAGTGTGCAGGCTGTACGATTGAGTCATGAAAACCACTGAAAAGAGCCGTTCCGGCTAAGGTAGTTGAAAGCGTCGGCTGCCGCATCCACTTGGTCATCATGCTGACCGGTCGGGAAGCTGCAAAGCTCATCGATAAAGGCCCTGTTCCAGTCGCCTCGTTCAAGCTCCACCAGGCCAGCCTCACAAGCTGCCGCGAACGGCATGGCCCGCACTTCTTTTGAGCCTGTTGGACGTGCCGAAACAGTCGCGAACCCTGCCAGATTGATCTTATCCTGCTCCACTTGATCAACCCCCGCCGCTCCGGGGTCCTGAGCAAGGTGGACAATCGTCTGCAGCCCGTCTATTTCTGCTGTTTGTCGCTGGATGGTTCGCCGTTGGGCTGGTGACCATTGCCCTCGTACCACGTGGACGATTCGGTATTTATCACCGATTCGCTGCATTCTGACGCCGGCGGTGTAGTCGCCTGCCCCCGGCGTCGCGGCAGTATCGTAAGCGCGGCAAGCCAGCCCTGAGCTATCGCACCGGTCACTAATAGGCAACCAATCGTGACGGAAAAAGCCACCAGATCTAGGGCTAGGTCGCTGCTGATAGAGGGCTGAGAAAGCATAAGAGCCAATGGCCTTCTTAATTCTGTCAAAGTCTGCGACATTGTAACGATCTGGCCAGAGTGCCGCCCCCGGCTCCCTGCCAAGTGCATCACCTTCTTCGGCAATCGCTGGCAGGCTCACCACATCCCACTTTTCGCCGCCGTTATTTGCTTCTTCCAGTAACTGACCTGCAAGGTCGAGAGAATGCCAGCGGGTCATGATCAGCACAATAGCCGCGCCCGGGTGAAGGCGGGTGTAGAGGTCGTTTTGATACCAATCCAGCACGCGTGCCCGGTAAGTTGGTGATTCAGCCTCTTGGCGGCTTTTGACGGGGTCATCGATCACCACAAGGTCGGCACCGTAGCCTGTTACCCCTGAGCCGACGCCTACGGCATATAACCCGCCGCCGTGGATGCTCGACCACTGATTCTGTTTATTACTGTCGTTCGCGAACTGAAATCCGAACCGACTGACAAGCCGCCTTGTTTGTCGGCTGAATGTACAGGCGAGACTGTGATTATAGGCCCCGACGATGATTCGTTGCGTCTGATCGACCAGCAGCCGATACGCTGGATAATGGATGGTTGCCTGTTCGCTTTTCCCATGCCTTGGTGGCATAAAGAACATCAATCGGCTGATTTCGCCCTTAGTGACCGCATCCAGTGACAGCCGAGCCTTTGCCAGATGTCGCGGGTGCCATTGAAAGTTTGGCGTTGCGACATTGAGAAAGCGATTAAGCCCCCTCGGTATCAGTTGGGTCTGTGGTGTCGCCTTCGTTATCAAGGTTTGACCAATCAACTACCGGCGAATCTACCTGCTCAATCGGGGTCGGCACCTTGCCATCAATCCGGTCAAACACTTCTTTGATGTGCTGAAAACTGCCGCCCTTGGCTTCTCTGACCAATGCCAGAATGATTTCTTTCATGTCGCCGCTTGCTTCCAAGTGCTTTTGCAGTTCGGCAGCCATGCGACGCCCTCGGCTATGCCCTGCTACGTTGCCGGATTGACCGGGCTTAAAAGCAGTCGGCAAAAGGTGCTCGTATTTTGGATTGGGATTAGCCACATCTTTTGAAATAAATGCCTGCGTTTATGCCTGCGTTAGGCATTACCAGTCCACCCGCCCCCGCAGATTGACCATCGATTCAATCGCACCACGGCCCGGCTGGGCACCCTTGTTTCGTCGCTTATTGCCGGTCAATCGCTGCATCTCTGCATTGCGTTTGATGCGTGCCTCACTGATGACCTTTTGCAATGCGTACTGGCGTTGCTCCCACCGGGCAGCAGCTTGCAGAACCGCGTCGAACTTCTTGTCGGCCCGCAGGCATTTCAGGCAGATAGCGGGCTTGCACTTCTCAAGGCTCCTGCCACTGTCGCAGACTCCGCATGGTGCTTTCTGGCTCGACTCTCGCCAACCGTCAGGCGGCATCATACCGACCAGTTCAACCGTCTGC